ATCCGCCTGGCGGGCAGCCCGCACAGCATCCACGCTGGCCAGGTTGCCCAGCATCGAGCGCACGCCACGATCTAGCACGGCATAGACTTTGGCCCGGTCACCCAGGCCAAGCAGTTGCGGTGTGAGCGTTGCTGGCAAGGCTAAAGCGAGCGTTTGGATAGACTTATTGGCCGCACCCATCACCTTTTCCACATCCGCAATGGCCACCACCTGGGCGCGCTGTGTGGCAAGTTGCAACTCTTTCAGATCGGCCTCAGCACGGGTGCGCCGGGCGAGTGCTTGCTCCATGGTTTCCAGTGGCTCAGTTCCGGGCGTTCCGGCCTTGTCAGTTCCGCCAGTTCCGGGGTTTTCCGTGGCTTTGTACTCCACATACCACTGGAGTACAGAGGGCCAATCCAGGGTGAAGCCGCGCGGATCGCTCTTTGCCGGTAAGCCTTTCTCTTTAATCCACTTGCGCACGCCGCGATCTGTAACGCCAAGCAGTTCCGCAACGTCTAAGACGCTCATCACGGTAAAGTTTTTCGACTTTTCGCCTTTGGGCATACTTGCGGAACCGGAACTCACGTAAAAAAACGCTGGCGCTAGGGCACACGTGGGGCCTTGCGTCACCCGTGCGGCGCAGGTTGGGGGGAGGACCCGCGAGGCTCAGAGAGCACTGAGGGTCCATCCTTACATCGAAGCTATCTCTTACCAACTCAATCAGTTGCCTGCGATATGCTTACCTCATCCAATCAAACATGATGGGCGGGTGGCCCGTGTGGGAGCGTGATCATAAGGGATTGGCTGCCCCGGCTAACTTCTTTCTCTCCGGCGGCCTCAGCCTCACAGCCCTCAAGCTGTGCCCGATCCGCACCCGCCCTCTACCTCTGTCTTACCTTTCTAGCGCTGGAACGCGCCAATTAAAGCAAGCCTTTATCGCGGCAATAGTCTGTCCAAGCGTGCAACACTGTGCGCGCTAGATCGGCATCGGAATCCGGTATGTGCTCATCGCGCTCATATCCCTCGATCTGCCCAATTTCGTTGAGGCACCATTCCCGCTGCTCGGGGGTCATTGGAGGGACTGTCCATGCTGGATTGCAATATGCCCTCAACACTCGCTCATCCTCGCCGCACACACAGCAACCCTCTTGCTCGGTACCATCCCAGCAACATGGAACCGAAATTCCAGAGAAAACCCGCTTGATCATTCCAATCATTTCGCATTCCCCATTTTCTTTACTTGCCTTTCTGTACATCCAGCCAATCAGCCCACGCCTGCAGTATGGTGCGCCGTTGGGTTGCTTCACCTTTGGCCTTAATCGGCCTGATCAAGATCAAATTCGCTGATGAATTTATCGGGCGCGTCAACTGCGGGTGCGCGGTCACCGAAACTCTCCCTATACATAGCCTTCACGCCCTCTGCAACTGCGGTTGCACACACAAGCGCGCCCGCGTGCGTGGAGAAAATTCCAGCTATTCCATCCTCTGGATAATTGCCGCCCCACACTAAATAAACCTTGCTCATTGTTTTCCTTTCAAGCCATCCAAGTAGTCAGCCCATGCTTGCAGCATGGTGCGCCGTTGGGTTGCATACTGTGCCCGATTGTAGATGCCGCGCACGCCCTTACCCTTGTGATTCATGGCCTTTTCAATCCAATCGCTATTGAATTCTTGCTCGTTGAGATTGGTTGCCGCGGTGCGGCGCAGATCGTGCACTGTGAAATGCGGAATCTTGACGGGCACGCGGGCCAGAGCGCGGTTAAGCGTGCTGGCGCTCATGGGTGTGCGCAGTGAATTGGAGGCCGGAAACAAGCATTGATCGCCACTCATCACAATGAGTGATTGGATCAACGCAACCGCCTGGGTGCTGAGGTAAACGATCTGTGCGGTTTTTCCTTTGCTATTTTCCGCGGGGATTTCCCACTCCGCGCGCTCAAAATTGATATCTCGCCAACGCGCCTGGCGCAACTCACTCTTGCGCGTCAACGTCAATAAAATCAGGCTCAACGCTGCTTTCAGGCTGGGCTTGATGCGGGCAACGTCCAATGCTTTCAGAAACGCCGCAATTTCTTGCGGATTCAAAGCTCTATCCCTCGCGCACACCTGGGCAACAAACTTGGCCGGGATCGCTGCCAGCGGGTTGATGGTCACAACCTCACACACAACCGCGTAATCGAAAACCCGCTTGAGCAGATTGCGGAGCGCCAACGCTGCTTGCGGCTTGTTTTCCTCTACACGCTTAAAGATCAGGCCGCGCAGATCGCCCGTGGTCACTTTGGAAACCGGCTTATCACCGATCACCGGATAAACATCACGCGCCAGGTAACGCTTGATCGGCGCAACATCCCGGCGCACGCGCTGCACCCAGCGCAGATACCTTTCGGCAAACGTGCGAAAGGTTTCTCCGCGCTCTTCCGCAAGTTTTTCCATGCGGCGCTGCTCTGCGGGTGAACGGCCCTCAGCAATGCCCGCTCTGAGGGCCACACAATGCGCTCTGGCGGCTGCGAGGCTGATCTGAGGGTATCGGCCCAGGTTTATCTCAGCGGGCCTTCCACGTAGCCTGTAGCGCCAGCGCCAACTCATTCCACCGCCGGGCCGCACCTCAAGCGCCAGCCCTTTGCCATCTGTGGCCTTGTAGCGCCTGGCGCGAGGTTCAAGCGCGTTGATTTTGAGGTTATTGAGCGGCATATTTGATTGACGTGACGTTAATCACGGAATCCAACGGGAAACGGGCAACAGACTGCCCACGAATCGTGAAAGTTACATCCGCCGGGAGGCCGCCCGCCTCGGTTTTGAAAGAGCACGCATAACGGCAATCGTCAGCCGTGACATATTCCGGCTGTTTTTGATCCTTGAGTTTCACCGCGTACGTGCGCAAAGGCATTGCTGGCGCTTGCTTTTTCTTTCCGAACATCCTCAACCTCGTTTCTCTTGTCAAATCCTGATGATTTCGCAACCCTTGTAACCAAACGTGTAACCAAACTCTAAAATCACGCAAGAAATTGAATGTTTTCAGTGGCTCTCAATTTCCGGCATCAGAAAATACCCGATTTACCGCAAGTCAGCGGTGCCAAACACTTCCAATTTCGTTGAATAGCTCAACATGAGCGGGTGGCGAGGTGCACGATCTGCCCGATAACCCAGGCAACCCAATTGCGCCCGCGGCTCAATCATCCTCAAGACGTTTGCTGGCCGCGCGCCCAAGAGTTTGCCTTTGAGGTGTTGCTGGCAGCCCCAAGCACAAACCACAGAGGTTGATTCATCCACCGCCGCGAGGATGTGTCTATCGTTATCAGGGCCGATGGGATCGGCGGCCTTTGCCAACTCGCGCGGATCGGTTGCCCGGAGTGCGAACAGGTTCACAACGATCAAACGGCCAAAACCCCAAAGCCTACTAAAGCCAACACACCGCCGGATCGTTGGATCATCGGTTTCCGCGGTTGCTGTGCTTGGATTGAGCATCAGCCAGGTAACGCACGGGCCATCTCCCCAAGAGCGGGTAAGCCGATACCGATAATTCCCGAACGGTGAGAGGATGGCCGTGCTGGGTGTGTACGCGGCAAAAAGTGGAACCGTGCTCAACCCGTACGCCTCACGTATTTGGTTTGGGGTAGTGGTTAAACTATCGGTGTAGGGTTTCGGGTAATCCATCTCATCCCTCGCTTTCAGTTGCCAAACCCGCGCAATAATTCTTTCTGTTTCTGCTCTTCAAATTGACGCCGGGCCATGCGCTCTGCCTCATCCCTCGGAACGTTGCCGCAATACTCAATGATTGCGGCCCGCTCCAACAGACACTCGCGCTCGTACTGCTTTTGTTGATCTGCGGTCATTCCGCCGCGGCCTGGGCGATCTGCTCACGCAACCACACCTTGCGGCGCTCAACGCGGCCAGCCACACCGCACGTGCAGGCCGGGCAAGCAATCCCGCACCCAACGCCAATTTCCTCGTCAACCTTCGTGCAATCGCACGCATCCTCGTGCTGGGCCATTTCGTCAATGAGCGCCAACTCGCACTCCGCGCAAAGGTCAACATCATCATCCGTAACGCTGATTGATGGGCGCTCATCGCAGTTTTCGCAGATCGTGAGCACATCCGGCTCCATTCTGGTCATTACCATTTCGTTTCTCATTTCCCCTGGCGATTCGCGTGATAGATCGCCCACTGTTGTGCCACCCACTCGTGGCTTGGCTCTGGTTTCTGCGCCGTTGGCATCATGGCGCGCTCACTTTCCCTTGTAATCGGTGGCGTAAAAGCCTGCGCCCTTGAATTGCGCAGGCGCTGGCGTGGCGATGATGCGCGGTGCAACCTTGCCGCACGCGCAGAGGGTTTGCGTTATCTTGGCGGCCTTGTGGGCCTCATACAGCCGCTCGATTACCTGGCCGCACTCACACTTGAATTCAATCAATGGCATGGCTCTGCCTTTCTAAAAAAGCGCCATCTGATCCAGCGCGGCAACGATCCGCGGTGCATCAAACAGCGGCTCAAGATCATCCATCGGCTCACGGGCGGTCAACTCTGCCAGCCGCTGCCAGTTTTCGTCTGTGTCGTAATCGCCCGCGGCATCCACCGCGGCCAGCAACGAAACGCGCGATTTCTCCGCATCCACGCCAAGCTGGGCACAGCACTCATCAAAACTCAGAAAGC